GGCAAGTTCTCAGGCTTTGATTTCTTCTTAGCCAATACTAAGCAGGGATATGAGGTAAAGCAGGATTGGAAGGCTCATTATTCTGGTAACCTCGTGGTGGAAGTGGAGATGTATGGCAAGCGTTCCGGCTTGATGGCAACCACCGCAGATTGGTGGATCTTTGATACGAAGACAGAGTTTATATTTATCACGCCAGAAGCATTGAAGGATTTAATTATAGAAACTAATCCACCTCTNAGACAATTCGTTGGCAAGGGAGATATGCACCCCAAAAAGGCATACTTNATCAAAATAGAAACAATAAAAAAATACGCTAAAACATCAGTTTTGCGTTCGAGTAAACTACAAACAAGCACAACGGAATACAATGCAAGCAATTAATAAAATAATGAAAAAGATAATAATTACAGCAATATTTATAGCAGCAATTATCACCTGGTTATGGATGATTTTTGCATGGATTTTAGCAATCTTAGGAGCATAAAAAATGAGTACAGAAAAACAAGATTTGAGGGTCAAGATTAACAACGAAACACACAAACTGTTAGATGCCTACTGCGAGCAGTCTGGTACAACTAAGGGACAAGTTTTGACTGACCTGATTTGGGGCAGTATTCCATCCCGCCTCGCGTGCGCGCAACATATTCTAACGAATATGTATAATAATAATATATATAGTACCCCTGACATTTCTGAGGTCAAAACGAAGACCCGTGGGAAGCATTTATTACCAGCAGATTTTTCCCCATCTCGATCCATAGCGGAAGATGCAGGCATCGATTACGATGGTGCGCTTGAAGCATTTACAGATTGGGCAAAAGCGAGTGGCAAGAGATACCTTGATTGGGATGCTTGTTTTCGTGGTGCGTGCAAGACATGGCTAAAGGAAAGATTTCCACATCTCAGAGTNAGATCTCCAAAGTCAACAACTCATGGCTTAAATTTTGATGACATTGAAACGATTCATCCGTGAGCATTGATTACGATTTAGCAGAACAAGCAGTTNTATCTGCCATGCTCCACGATACGAGTGGCGTGGCAACCGCACAAGCNGGTGAAGCTCTTACCAAGGATGACTTTAGTANCATGGATCGATCCTCGATCTTCGAGACGTGCTTANAGTTATCACCNGCCAATGAGGTTGATGTAATTATCAAGCATCCAGAACTCCAGGATGAAGTCATGTTCATTTCNGAGAAGTATGGTGGTGGAAGTATTACCCGGTACATTGATTATTTAATTGAGCATAGGAACACACGAGCGGTTGAGCATGCTTTATTCCATGCCAATGATGAACTNAAAGCAAACAAGTCAGCAGAAGAAATATCCCAAGGATTCGTAAATCGAATCGCTCGTTCCCTTTCTCAGCGAAAAGGTGTGGTTGCATGTTCAGCTGCAAGTAAGCAGGCACATGCAGACTTTCTCGAAGTCGATGCTGGAGGTACGCAAGCACTCACCACAGGCTTATCAAGATTGGATCTCATTTTACAAGGTGGATTCAAGAAGGGTAGTCTGTATGTACTTGCTGCTCGACCAGGAGTTGGTAAGTCTGCACTTGCAATTCAGTTTACCCATGAATGCGCCAAGCGTGGATTGCGTGCAGCGTATGCTAGTCTTGAAATGACTGCCAATGAGATTGCAGGCAGATTGCTTTCAAGCACGAGTGGAGTGCGTAAACCCGTCAGTAAGGGATTTCTCCAAGCTAACCACAAGCAAAAGCTGGAAGCACAAGTTAAAGCAATGCAGTCATGGCCAATCACATTCAAGGATGACAATGAAGCAACTCTGCAAAGTATCCAGGCATTTGTTTCCAAGCAAAGGATTGAGGGTGAGCTTGGACTAGTCGTGATCGACTACCTGCAATTACTTAGCGTGCCTGGTGTGGATAGCAGGGTGCAGGAGATAAGCCAAATTTCTCGTCAGTTAAAAGCAATTGCAATGGAATTTGATATTCCCGTGGTTGCTCTTTCTCAGCTTAACCGTGCATTGGAAGCACANAACAGAAATCCCATGCTTTCGGATCTGCGTGAGTCAGGAAGTATCGAGCAGGATGCAGACTGCGTGATGCTCATGCATCGTGATGAGGTTATTGACCCAACCAAGGATGTAATTATTTGCAATGTTGCTAAGAACCGCAATGGTGAGGAACGGGCAAGCAAGTTTCTCTTTGATAAATCCATTGGTCGATTCTCGACCCACGTTGAAACGCGTCTAAATGATAAAAAGTCTCCCTTTTGACTACATTTGACTTACATTGTGACTCATAGTATGCCATTGCGTTGCGAGCATGGGGGCTAGAAGTCGTCTTTTGATAAAAAGAATGGTAACATACCTGTGTGGGTACTAAAACGCTTTTTAGAGGGGTATAGGGAAAAGATTAAGTTTCTCCTTGTTTCTTGTTAAATTTCTTCTGCCACCATGCAAGCACTTTCGGCACTAACTTCATCGCTAAGAATATAGTCATGCCAAGTGCGAGCTTGGGTAGTAGGTCATTGTTGTCTTGTTTGCTCATGTTACTACCTCCCTTACATGTGAATATTCGTAAGACATCATCTTACTAAAGGATTGCCCGGTTTTACCTGCTTCATCTGGCGTGCGTGCTTGTACATCGAGTACTTTCATGCAAGCACGCTGACCTTTTATCTTTTTGAATGCAAAGACCTCAAAGTCTTTGATCCTAGCATGTTTGTTTCTTCTCCAGGTCATGCTGTTTCTCCTTTCACCTTATCAAGGATTGCACGCAAGTTATCTCTTTCAAGATCCGCGCCACTATCTCCGCTATTGATTAAGTATGTGAGACATTTCTCAAATAGCTTGCATTGCTCCAGAAGCTCCGGCGCTGCTGCAATTAGGCGGGCGTTTGCTTGTGCTTCTTTCCACCCGTCAGTTGTGCGTGCAATATAGTTGTCTTTAGAGTAAATCGTAAAGCGTAACCCCGTGCTTTCTCCTGGCGTGCAATCTTCAATTGCCCATGGCCCTTGTGTGTGTGTGTGTTTCTCGCTCATAATTATTTCCTTAATGTTTTTGTAAAGTCAGGCGCTTGACTCATGTTAATTTCAGCAACTCTAAAACGATCAAACCCGTTTCTCTTTGCCCAGGCTTTCGCTTTCTCAAAATTGCGTTTATCATTTGTAATGATTTCTTGCATCCAAGCCGGATCGCCCTTTTTGATGCCCCAAAGTATTGATTCTTTCATAATTATTTAAGTTGTAATTGTAATTGTTTTGCTTGTTTCTCTTTACGCATTGCATGCATGCACGCCCTCGCTCCGCGAGGCCTCGCCACATGCTTTGCACGCTCCCTTTGCTCCCTTTGTTTCATGCCTTTCTCGCCTATCTCAATCAGCTCTTGCAAGGCGATTGGAAAGAGTTGTTTTGCGTGGTGTGTCATGCTAGTTTCTCCTTTGCTTTTTAAGTAATTCATAACCTCTAAGCACGTTAGATTTATGCATCAATAGATCATCTAGCTTTAAAAATTGTTCTACTGTGAATATTCCGTGCCTGTAAAGACGATCAAAACTTTTTCCCAATCTATCTAATGATTTGAAATCCTTAATCTTACCAATTCTTTCAACTGCTGACATATAATTTGATTTTTTCATGCTAGTTTCTCCTTTGCTTGTCCGATCTCCTTTGCAAGTAATGCGATCAATGCATGCTTGTTGGGGTCTTTGCTGTTTTGTAAGGTTGCAATGCGCTTGCAATGCTCAGTAATGAAGTGTTGTAAGTCTTGGTTCATGCTAGTTTCTCCTCTTTGCTTTAATTGTTTGTATTGCGATCCAAGCGCCCATGATGGCGTATGGTGCGAGTAGTATAATTGATAGTTCGTAGTGTGACATGGTATCGAAATGTAGTTTATTAATCTTCGCAAGTTTCTTCAGTTTCTGCATGCTCTTTCAATTCATCCCAATTGATTGCTTGCAAATCAAGCATGTCAGAAAGGATTTTATCACATACATTCTCGCTATTTGCTAAGTCACTAGAACGTTCTTCTAGCTCTTCTTTGATCCAATCGAGATCACTTGTTGCGTGTGGTTCATACCATAAGTTGATCAACCAAGTGGCGCGATTAGTCCATCCATTGTATTTTGTATCTGTCATTGTAGTAATTTTTGAGTTAATAAAATGCGGATTATTACCGCGAATACACACAATGTATACCATTGTAGTTTCAATGCAAGTAAAAAGTAAAAAAAAGTTTTACTAGCATGCATGCACGCCCTCGCTCCGCGAGGCCATGCTTAGCGCTTTCCTGGAAGCATGGGAAGCATGGGAAGCGTGCTTGTTGGGAAAAAGATGTGCGCGTTTAAATGCAAGTTAGTTGCAATTGAAAGCATTTCGACCCGGTGATAGTTTTTCTGCTTTACATGTGTAAAGCAAATTGAATGCATGCAAACTTTTCCCGGCTTGCATTTCATCATTCAATCTTGCTTGCGATCTACACCAAAAACTTGCAAGCTCGCAATCCAATTGCATTGAATCNCACTANNCATGCATNNCGTGCAATTTCTAAAAAAAATAACATCATCCAAAANCGTTCTAAATAGCCGCACGCCTGGCGCGCATGCGGGGGGGCGGGGGTGCGCGTGCGCGCCTGCGTTCTTTCTATATTATTATCACCCCCCGCATAACTTTTTTCGCAATATGCCCCCCTGGATGGGGCTTCGCTTTGCGCATGGTTATTATGGGGGCAAGCTCACCTCACCACACCCAAGCTCACCACCCCCACCACACCCTCACCCCCACGATCCTGCACCTTGCGCACAACATGGCCTCGTTACCGAGGGTATTGATATGTAGTTTGAGAAGGGGTGTTCCGCTTTTATGTGGTTACGGAACAGGTGATAGAAATAACCAGAGGGGAAATCCTAAACCCCACCGCCACAATACCTGTAAAAGTTAGGTGTCTATAGGTTTATATATTCTATGCCCTGCATGGATNACAACTTCCTTGCATAGTTCTATGAACTCTTGATCGGTCATCATACCTTTTGCCCGGTTTGCTTCNGGGCATACGATTTGCAGGTTATCGAGTGAATTATCGCCCCCTCTTGCGATGGGTAGGATATGGTCATACTCGTAGGTATCTGGTTTATTAAAGTCTATGGGTCTGCCTGTAAGTGCGCATGGGAAGTGGTCACCGAATTTGGCTTGTACATCTTTGTAATTGAATGTCATACGTCTTTGAAAGGTGAATGCTTTGCAGGTAATTGCTTTTGATATTTGCCTTGGTGTTTTATTTAAGTACCAGGGGAGTGTAATTTTGTTTGTAGGTTTTGGGTTTTGGAATCTATAGATTTTTTTTCTGTTTAATTTTTCGTGTATGGGGATTTGTATTGTTTTATCTCTTACCTTTTGCCTTGTTTTTTTGCGTAGTGCGTAGGAGACGGTTGATTTTGAACATTTTAATTTCTTTGCAATTTGGTTAAAGGACAGTCCTTTTCTGCGTAGTGCGATAATTTTTTTATTTAGTGGAGTTGTCATTTGGAGTGATATCCACGACTTTTTCCTCTGATGCTTTTGTGGGTTGTTTTTTAACTTCTTTGGTTGCACCCTTTAGGATTGAACGAACTTGATCGGGTGACATGTCTGAAGAGCCGAGAGTTACATTTGCGGATGCGGTTATATTGGATGGTCTGCCTGAGACGGTTAGGAACTTGTCCATGAGAACGGCAACTGCGTAGGCGAGGTTTTGGGGTGGTATTTCATCTAGTTTATTGTGCAGGGTGTTTAGGGAGTCTGCGACCATATCTGAGAGCTTGTTATTTACTTTGTTTAGGAACTCCTGCTCTGTCATGTCTAGGCGATAGCGTAGGAAGTTACCGATTGACTGACGAAGTTCTGGATCTTGTTTCATTAGGATCTCTGCTTCTTTTTTCCCATTTGATTGTTTGGCTGCAATCTTGGCTGCTGATTTTATAATATTATTTTTTGTCATTTCATCACAGAATCCACGGACTGTACCGGGCTTCCTTGCTCTTCGTTTATATTGTTTTGGCATGAAATTTTAGTTTTTTTCAAAAAGAACTTGATTTGTCAAGATAAAGACTACATAAGGTGACAAATGGATACAGAACGAGCGAAAGGTGTTTTAAAGGAGGCGTGTATGAATTACACGGAGTTTAGTGAATTGGTTGGAGTTAAGCCTGTCACAGTCAGGCTTGCCTTTAGTAATGACCGATTAAGCAAGAAGATGGTTACTTTACTGCTTGAATTGGAGAGTAATCAGAAGGAAGAGGTGGAGAAAGAGGAGAGGGTATTGATAAAGGAGGGGATGATTAAGCAGAGTATGGATGAGATCCGTACTGCGAAGGTATATATGTTACCTAAGAATCCTTACCTTAGATTTATAGAATTTAGTGATGGTACACATGGCAAGTTCCGGGCAAAGCCGGGTAGTTTTGGATTGGGTAGTGTGGTTAAGGTTAAGAGGGAAGATGGCGACCTTTGGGCATTAACGGGTAATTACGACAGAAAGGACAGATTAATATGAGTGATTTTAATTTTGCACCAGACAGATGGGAATTTTGGAGAGAGTTACCAGACCCGGATGACGAGCAATATGAAGTTGATTACGATGAATGTGATGAATATCACGATGAATTAATTGCTGACAGACGGAGGCGACGTGGTGAGGGATGGCGTAATCCGACTGAGGATGAGGAAGAGGAAGAGGAGTAATGCAGAACTAGCATGGAAGACTTTGTGGAAGGAAATGAATGCCATGTGCCATACGAGGAAGTCCAGAAAGCATGGTTAAGATTTTGGAACAAGAACGAACTTGCAATCAATTCATATGGCAAGGTCTACCGCACAAAAACGCCCAGGCGAATGCCTGACAGAATAGACGA